GGTAACTCTAACGCCAGACGGACTGACAGGTAGTATCGGTATAGTTGCAAGTGCAGATGCCTTTGACGCTACCCACGTTGGCAGCGAGCTAAGACTCAAGTATCTAACGGAGGGATCGTCACTTGGCTTTAATCAAGAGTATGGCACAAACCCAGACAAATACGACAGCGACCTCTACAACACCAACGATGGTGCTATTGAGTTTGATCCCACGCCAGTATCTGGACTATACAAGGTAAGTAACGACTTAAGCACTGGTGGCAGGACTCGCGTATGGGAAGACCCCGCTGGTTCTCTGGAGAGGATTGGCTACTCAGTCATTCAAGATTTCATTTTCTCCGCTTGGTCTGCTGGCACGTATGCCGTTGACGACCTCGCATCAATCGGCACGACTGTCTACATCTGCACGGTAGCCAGAACACCTTCAGATACGGACACCCCAGCGGTAGATACAGCAAGCTGGACGGAGGTTGACTCACCAACTGACGCACCAGCATACTTCAGCTTGGGCTTGTTAGCGTTAGCACCACAGACCGTAACGGGTGAGTGGAGTCTCAAGACGACAGGCACATGGCGAGGCACTTGGCTTATCCAGCGCAGCGTAGATGGAGGCGCGACATGGGCTACCATTAGGGCATTATCTAGTGCCAAGGATTCTAACTTCCTTGTCGAAGAGGACGAGGAGGGCGAGACTGTGGAGATCAGAGTGCTTCTGTCTGCATGGAACGACTCTGGAGCAGTAACCTCGACAGTAACCTTTACGGCACTGTCAGCACCATCATACGGGCTGGCAACCATCACCACGGTGACGGACGCACAGAACGTGGTGGCTACGGTTACCGAGGACATGCCAAGCACTGGCACGGCAGTATCATGGCAGGAGTCAGCGTTCTCAGTATACCAAGGATACCCACGATCCATTGCTTTGTTCGACAACAGGCTGCTCTTTGCTGGCACGAAGAAAAAGCCACAGGCATTCTTCTACTCTGGTATCAATGCTTACGACAACTTCCTAGCTTCTACCACACTGGCAGACGCTCCGTTCTTCGTGGAGACACTATCAGAGGATCAGTCGGCAGTTCAATGGGTCACGGCTCAGCGCGAACTATTTGTTGGCACTGCCTCCGTTGAGGGAGTCCTAATAACACGCAAGCAGGACGAGGCACAGTCTGCCGAGAACCTACCAATCGTTCGCTGGAACGAGAGCATGGGATCAGCACACCGACCTGCAATGCCCATGCGTGACAGCCTACTGGTTCTACAGCGTGGTCGCACGGTGCTTAACATGCTCGCATACTCTATTGATAAGGATGGATACACGGGCGAGGAGGTTAGCCTCCTGTGTCCACACCTGTTCTCAAGCGGGGTGCTTCAGATGGCACACCTGCGCGAGCCATATACTGGGGTATTTACCGTTCAAGAGGATGGCACGGTATGCCACATGGTCTACGAGCCAAAGCTACAGGTTACTGGATGGTGTAAGTATACCACTCAAGGCGGTAACTTCGAATCTATCCAAGCATTACCCTCAAGCGGGAACGAAAGCACGGACGAGGACGAGGTCTGGTGTTCTGTTAAGCGCACAATCAACGGCGTAACTCGCCGCCACATAGAACACTTTACTGTCGGCAACAGGAACAAGCAGGAGGCTAACGATGCTGATAACGTCTGGTATGTTGACGCTGGACTGAAGTTCACGGGGACTGACCTCCTTACGATCACAGGCTTAGACCACCTTGAGGGTGAGACTGTATGCGTCCTAGCTGACGGCATCAAGGGTAGTTACATTGTAAGCGGCAACGAAATCACACTGACAACGGCAGCCGACACGGTAATCGTGGGCTTGCCAGTGACATCCACGTTTGAACCGTTCGATCTCGAGACGGCAGACAGTGCTGGCAGGAGGAAGCAGCTATACCAATCTAAGTTAATGGTCTGGAAGTCTCTGGGAGGCTCGCTCGCTGTTGATGGCAAGGACTATCAGGACTTGGTCTACCACGTTTCTGGGGAAACAATGGACGAATCCGTCCCCCTAAAGGATGGATATATGGAAGTGTTCCACGAAAGCTCATACTCGAGACAGAAATACTGGCGCATCCAACATGATGAACCCTATCCTTTTACCTTGCAAGCTGTTATCCAATCATTTACAGTGTCAAAGACATGATGGTAAGCACAACTAAATTTGAAGATAAAGACTACGAGACAATCTCTCAGTGGTGGAAGGACTCTGGGTGTCCAGTTCCACACCTCTCACAACTACAGACCCTAGGTTTAGTGACCTCGGTAGACGAAGAGCCTGTATGCGCTGTATGGGCATATAAGAGCGAGGGAGTCGCCGTAGCGTTCCTTGAGCATCTGGTTACCAATCCAGCGTTCAAGTCGCCCATACGCAAGCTACGAGCCGTTACGGCTATGATGGACAGAATACTCTCCATACTCAGGGAGGATGAGTATCAAATCATACGCGGAACTACGTGGTCTAAGACACTTGGCAAGATTTGTGCCAAGAGATGGGGGTTTGAGATCATCGACAACAACGCTACCAACCTTAGCCTTATGCTGAAATGAACGAAGCTATCGCACATCCTACTAAGGAACAACTACTTGACGAGCTTGAGGTTGCGCTATCGCATATGCCACGGGTCGAGCTTCCAGTCATTCACAGATTCACCAAGGGTATGTATATCCGTGAGATCCAGATCCCAGCAGGGACTATGCTCACAAGCATGACGCACAAGACTGAGCATCCATTTGTCATCTCAGAGGGCGCGATTAAGGTTACCAGTGACAACGAGGGCAGCATCATTTACGAAGCACCACACACTGGAATTACCCAGCCAAACACAAGGAGGGCTTTACATGCGCTTACGGATGTGGTATGGACAACCTTCCATGCAACAACAGAGACGGATGTCGAGAAGATTTGTGAAGAAATACTCGAGCCTCTCAACATCAACCATTTACAATTAGAAAACCAGAAATTTCTCCCTCAGTATAGGGAGTCACTACCAGAATAATATCATGTCATTTGGAGTTATAGCAGCATCAGTAGCCGTTGCATCGGCAGTAGCAGGAACATATATGTCCGTGCAGGGTCAGAAGGCGGCTGCTAAGGGGGCTGAGATGTCCGCAGAGTGGAACGCAGACCAAGCCAGAAAGCAAGCCAAGTTCGAGGAGGATACCGCGCAGACCAACATGCGCCGTAAACGCGAGAATAATAAGCGTGCAATCGCTAGGCAACGTGCTATGGGCGCTAGGAGTGGACTCACTGACGCTGGAGCTGTAGGCGACATGCTTGTAGACAAGGCTGAGAGACTTCAGACTGACGTTGACGACATCTGGAACACCGCATCCATTAGATCACAGCAGCTCGAGGGTCAGGCTACAATGAGTCTCTGGGAGGGTGAGCAGGCACAGACAGCCTCTAAGTATGCGATCTACGGCACAATCGCCAAGGGTGTTGGTCAGGTAGCTTCAGCAGGGATGCAGATGAAGGGGGCTTTACCGTCTGGTGGAGCTGCTGGAAACTCAACGGCTGGAGCGCCAAAGGCTTATACCGTTGATGGCACTTACTAAAATTTAAACATATGGAATTACCTGATTATAAAATGGTTCAGGGTGGCAACACCCGAGTGAACATGAGCAGTGGCGCAGCAAGCCAAGTAGGAAAAGCATTTGCCAGCATGGGCAAGGACTTGGAGGGCGCGGGGATGGAGGTTTCGGGCTTATTCGAAGAGGCTGAGAAGCTGCACAACGCAGGTAAGATGGCAGACCTACAGCTCGACCTTGATCAAACCTACTCGAGTTACAAGGAGAAGATGATGGCGAATCCCAATAACGCGCTTCAGTGGAGGGACGAGTATTCAAAACTCATGGAGAGCAAGCAGGCTCAACTGGACAAGACGGACATGTCAAGCAATCTGCGCGACCAGCAAAACGCATATTTCAAGCGGTTTCAGGGTAAGAGTGGTATCGATGTATCACACACGGCACACAGCACAATATTAGCTAACGCATCTAAGTCTGCTGAAATACGCATCGCAGATCTTCGTGCAAGGGGAGAGGACGAACAAGCGGCGGCAATGATTAAGGACACGGTATCAAACGGAGGTATGTTGTCATCTCGAGGATTACAGCTCGAAAAGGAGATGGAGTATGAGGGCATCCAGAGAAATCTGGGCATACGCATGGAAACCGACCCAGAGAGGTTCGTTGAGGATGCAGAGGCTGGTAACATCAGGGGCATTAGTGATGAGGAGCTAGAGCGCCAGATAGGCAAGGCTAAGCGATTAGTGTCTGTCAAGAAGATGGATGACGTAAACGATGTTCAGAACCTCATTGACGGAAACCAGATCAAGGACACGGCAGATCTTTCTACCATAATGAGAGACCGCAAGATGGACGCTACGACCTCATCGTCCATGCACAGATATTTCACCACTCGCAGCAATGAGACGCTGAAGCAGTTCCGTAACGAGCCTGCACAACAGGAGGCAATCGCGGCTAGATTCAATGCATCGCTAGATTCATACAAACCAAACGGAGAGCCGCAGGACATGGGGTATGCTGAGCGGCGGAACATGTTGAATTACCTTAATGACAGCCCTATGAAGACTGAAATGATCAATAAGCTTGACTCACTCAGGGAAGGTAAGGAGGTTGCGATTAAGGATAAGAAGGGTGTAGTCCTCGATCAGCAACAACGCAGGTTTAAAAGGGAGCTGGAATCCCACGAGAACACTAAGCCAAAGGTGGAAAACAGGACTCTTGGATATCACTTGAATCAGGGGTTTCTTAATAACCCGAACAACCTTAAGGCATACTTTAGCGATGATGATGTTGAGCGCATCATGGAAGCTACGGGCAAGGTTGATGGTGACGAAGAACAAACCGAGGCGGCTAGGCTTAAGATGTTTAAGCAGCTCTACAAAAGCACGCCAAAGTCACACGGGCGCACTAAGTTCCAGCGCGACATGGCTATGGCTTTAACTCAAGGGGGCAAGCAGACGGTCATATCAACCTACGAGGATAAGGCTGCTGGAGAAGAGTGGCAGCGCGAGGAGGATCTAATATTCCAGAGACAAGGGCGACAGAACTCAGAACTACAAAAACTCATGGACAATGGGGATATCGACAGCAAGAGCGAAGTTCAGTTGAATGCTATGGTCACAGAGGTGGCTATGGTGGGCGACCCAAGTGTTGGTTGGACAGGTTCTGCGATTTTCCAGACGATGGAATACAAACCAGTATCAGAGGATGACGCTGAGTTTTCTGATGCTTATTCCAAGTATGCCAAGCTTAACGGACTATCACCACGACCAGACGATTTCAAGCACTACTACGACTACAGGGCTGCATGGGAGGCTGGACATCTGGACGCAGACAGCGAAGGTCACCTGCCATCTAAGTTCAAGAAAGCTGGTCATCCACGCACATACATGTCACCAGACGGCAATAGATTCTCATCGAGACCTACCAAGGGGTGGACTGATACCCGTGACGATTCTGTTGTGGGTGAGAAGAAGGAGTCTGCCGCTGCTGGTGGATTTGACGGAGACCTAATCAATATGGTTAAGCAGTTTGAGGGGTTCAATAATCAAGCTTACGGCGACTACGCCCAAATGAGCATAGGTTATGGAACAAAGGCAACTCAAGGTGAGACATCCATTACCGAGCAGGAAGCTGAGCAAAGGCTCGTGAGTGAGTTAAAATCACACGAGGACAGAGTGGTTAAGCACGCCGAAAAACACGGTTATAAACTTACTAAGAACCAGATTTCAGCGTTGACTTCCTTTGACTTTAATACAGGATCTATCGCGAAGTTGACAGCTAACGGGACAAGATCCATAGAGGAGATATCCAATATGTTACTAGCCTATAACAAGGCTGGTGGTAAAGTTCTTGGGGGGTTAAAGAAACGCCGCCAGAGCGAACAAGACCTGTTCAACAAGTAAACACATATCATGGAAAATTCAATAGTGGAAACAACTGGGCAAGTAGCCCCTTTAATTTTAGAGGACGAGTTACAAAACCCATACGAATCCCCAGCAGAATTGCCGCAGGGCATGACTAATGAACTGTCTAAGTCATACGAGAACAAGGCTTTAGAGCCAATGAAGGAGCATAAGCGAGAGCAAGATGCTAGGATTAAGGAGAGGCTTGACACTGTTTACAGTGGGGTAAGAGACCTTACCAACTACGAGCCAGACCTTTCCACTGAGCAGAAGCAACGCAAGCTAATCAATGGCTTAATGGAGGTTAAGCTGGGGCGTATACCCAAAGACGTTAACGAATACCAGCAGGCTCGCTTTGAGTTTGCAAACAAGTATTACAAGGGTAAGGGCGGCGAGAGCGATGAGGCACTATTCGCACAGATCAAGACCGATACCGACAAGCGTGCCGCTAACGTAGACCTTCACAAGTCGCTACAGGACGTGGCGCTGGTAGGCTCACTAGACGGCAAGGGGTTCACGAACTGGCTGAAGACGCAGGAGGACACTGGTATGTCCCCAGAGCGCAAGCAGAGCATGTTACACTCGTATAACGAATACAAGCAGAACATAGCTGACCAATACGGCGACTCACACAAGTATGCCAAGAAGACTTTTGAGAAGCTTATGGGTGGAGACATCGATAAGGCGATGGAATACGTCAATCAGATCAAAGGCACAATGACTGACGAGGAGCATGAGAACTACCTCGGGCTACTGAGGGAGGTTGTCCTAGCTAACCCAGAACCCAAGGTGGAGGAAATGCTCACGCTGATTGGTTTAAACTCTGCACCATTACGGACTCTAGCTCGCTCATACAGGAACACAGGTAAGGTGGTAGACTCTATTGGCGACCTTGTTAAGCAAGCGCCTTCTGGTATTGCTCACGCAGTCAGGGAGGGTGGAACATACGGTTTTGCCAAGCTGTTTGGTAGTGAGGAGGCAGCGGGAAGAGAGAAGGAGAATGCGGCAAGGGACAAAATACTCGCCGAGACACTACGGAAAAACTCCGACTTTGTAGCTGACGTAAAAAGAATTTTCAGGGATGACTACGATCCCATTGAGCCACACTTTGATGGCGGTGTCATGGGCGCAATAGAGTCTGGTGTATACGCCGCTCCTGCCGCACTAACGACAACTGCAATGCTGTTCATCCCCTACGCTGGACTGCCACTTGTGGGGTCTACAATGTTTGGTGCAAGCAGAGAGAAGTTTAGACAGAGGATACTCGATAACGGAGGGACTAGAGAAGAGGCGGCAAACAATGCTGATGCGCTGGCAATGATTACAACAGTGCCAAACATGTTGCTTGAAAGACTTCAGGCGCTTGCCTTTGTTGGTAAAGCCCCCATGTTTAACGGTGCAATGCAGAAGGTTAACCGCCTGTTTAATAACAAGTTAGCTCGTGGTGTCGGCAGGTTTACAATAGCCAACATCGGGGAAACCAATGTTGAGATGGGTCAGGAGTATCTTGAGGAGCTAGTCCAGATGATGGGTAGCAGCTTCAGTGAGGTGATCCCAGACGTTCAATGGATGGGCGAGGGTGGAGTGTTTGACGGTTTTGCATACCAGTATCTATCTACCGCAGTGGCGGTAGCTCCGCTAGGTGTTACGGCATCTATCGGTGGAGTGAGGTCTGAGGATCGCGCTATGGCATACAAGGATTTCCCCCGTGAGATTAGGGCAATGAATGGTGTATCTGCTGTAGACAACGACCGCATTGATAACGCTGAGACAATCGCTGAGACAGTCGAGGCAGTGCAGATTGCTAACGCTAATGCAGATCCAAACTCTGACGAGGCTAGGGATGCTGTAGAGGCTCAGATGCTACGTGAGGAGCAGGAGCTTACCTCTGTTGAGAACCTCAAGCGTGCTGGCTTATTCCCCATGATTGTCGCTGACAAGCAGAAGGATGGAGTTGTTGACATCGTTGATCCACAGACTGGCGAGGTGCTTGACCGCATCGACAACAACCCAGTTGCTGCCGCACAAGCGGTGTTCTCATACATGGAGCTACAAGACCAAGCTACGCAAGAGCAGCTTGACGAGATGTCCACAATGATCGAGGCTGCAATGCTTGACGTTAAGGAGACTGGCGACAAGGGAGCTAAGGTAGAGCTAGACCTTGGCAACAAGATGGACGTGAGGGGATTGCTTGAGGCATTCCCAGAGTTCAAGGGTCGTCTGGAGAATCAGGTTGGAAGACTTGAGCAACTAGAGAGCAAGGAAATTTTAAATGGTGGTGATGGCGGAATGTCAAGAGCTGTGTTCGGCTTGAACCAAGCTGTTCACGGAGAGGATGTTAAGTCATATACCAACCGAGCATACGCAGGCACAAGCGCAATGACACTGGTTCACGAGCGTGGACACGTATCATGGAAGCGTGCCTTGGAGTCAGGGGCTACCACGCTGACAAAGACTTACGACTTCTTCAAGGAGCTAGACAAGAATCTGGTAGGCAAGAAGGATCGCAACGGTAAGGAGCTACGCTTCATGCCCGAGGGAACAACGGCAGATAACTTTACCGCACTGGACGAGGCTGTCGCTGAGTTCTCAGAGGTGATGCTACTACGCACACGCAATGGCGAGAAGACCGCTATGCGTGACGTGGTTGGTCGCCAGATGTCAGCTATGGCTAAGGCTCGCAAGGCTAACGCTGGAAGCTTCAAGGGTTTCTATCAAGCAATGCAGGACTTCTTCGGCAAGGTGTTCGCTCGCAACTTGGCATTCAAGCAAGCTGTCAAGTCAGGTCAGATCAACGAGGGTCAGCTCAATGAGTTCTACGACATCCTCGTAAAAGCTAACGCACAGGAGCAATTTGAAAAGGATGTAGATGCTGAGACGCAGGCTATCATCGAGGGTGAATCCATGTCTATAGGTTCAGGGGAGACGACGCAGGTTGGCAGGGCAACCATTACCCCCAACGAGGACACTAAGGTTCTTCGCGGCACTAACGCTACGTTAATAGCCAACGCAAGCTTCTCTATCGGAGCATGGCACGGCACACCACACAAGGTGGACAAATTCAGCACCGAGAAGATTGGCACTGGCGAGGGCGCACAGGCGTATGGTTACGGTTTGTATTTTGCGGAGGATAAAGGGGTGGCTGAAGGTTATAGGATCAACCTTGCCTACGATCCAGATAAACAAAGAATCAATGGTAGACAAATCAACGATGAGTATAACAGATATACTAGAGCTAATGCTACTCAGATCGACTACCAGATAGCAGAGGGTCTTGAGAGACTGATGATGCACGACAGTCCTGCTGAAGTCATTGAGATGTTCAAGGAACAGGAGTATAGCGATGAAGCAATCAAATACTTTGAGGAGTCAGACTACGAGACATTCGGTGGTTTATACCAAGTAGAACTCAACGTGGAGCAGGACGAACTGCTGGACTGGGACAAGCCACTGAGTGAGCAGAGTGAGAGGGTGCGTGATGCGGTAGAGAAGATGTTATCACAAACCACTGGTGTGCCTTTCTCAAAACGAAACATCTTGAGATCGCTAAAGGGTGATCTATCATCTCACGATGGAGGCAGCTTTTATAATACTTTTGCCGACAATATCGGAAACAATATCCAGCAAGCATCCAAAGATTTAGCATCCGTAGGCATCAAGGGCATCAAGTATCTGGATGGCACTAGCAGAAAAGCTGGCGAAGGCACATACAACTACGTCATCTTTGATGGCAAGGACATCACCATCAAGGAGGAGAATGGTAATGCAGTTAGCATGAGTGACCTTGAGTCTGTATCCATGTCTATCGGTGAAGTTCCTGCTGAGATTGCAAACTCAACCGAGCCACTAGTAGAGCAGATATACCTGAAGGAGACAGCCAAGTTTAAGGAGGGTGTTGAGTCTGGCAGAATCAAAACTGAGGCAGACATTCGTGACTTCATTGGCAAGCACATGGTCATGCACCAACCCGATACAGCTATGGCTGGCGAGGTTAAGGTGGATGGTGAGTCATTTGTCAAGGGCAAGGGCGGAGTATACTACCCAGTCCTGTTCTCAGATGAGGGCTACTTCTGGGCATCGACTGCGGCTAAGGCTGATGAGATGGCTGGCGCTCTCAATGAGATCAGCGAGCGTAATGGCGGCAAGATATTCATGGCGCTAACGTCTGCTGATGTGGACAAGCTGTTCAGCTCTACGACAATGTCAGTAGGCACAATGAATTTCTTCAAGCAGCTTACTAAGAACCCACGCAAGTATGGCATCACAGAGAATCAATTTAATAAGATCCTAGTCCAAGCATCGCAGACAAAGATCACTTCCAAGTTGTTGGTCAAGGCTGGTGGAGTTAACGTCTTAGACAAGAACGGCAACAAGACATATAAGACTAAGGTTCAAGAGTTTGGATACAAGCTCACCAAGGGCAACACGCTCGAGCAGAACGTGGCTGAGATGGAGGGGTGGTTACAACCATTTAGCTCTGATAAGAGTAGCGGATCAAGCTTTGACGTGCGTAAGGCATTCGTATTCGACATGATGCGCCACGTATCAACACACCTTAAGGCTAGACCAGAGCAGTCCAAGGCTGTATCAGAGCTACTAACTCACGAGAGCAACGCATTCGCAAAGGGTGCAGTCCTCAAGGGCAAGCTTAGTATGGCGGCATTCCAACAGGGACTTGGTGATATGTTATCCGAGCCACTGACCAAGACCTTCCAGAAGTTTGGTAAGGACGGCAAGGGATACGTTTACGCAATCATTGAAATTGACGGCAAGGTTAAGGCTATTGATACCAAGGGTCACGAGTCATATCCTAAAGCTATCGTAAGTGTGGACGGCAACCTACCAACAGTTCACATCATGAAGCGTGGATACCACTGGACTGATATCGCACAGGAGAAGGACTCGGGTGCTAGAGTCCCCCGCACCAACGCTGAAATGAATAAGGTTATGCCTACTGGTGGCTTCTCTGCCTATAAGGGTAGACCGCTACAGTTCGGTGACGTTCAAGAGGGCGCTGAGGGTGTTGACTTAGCCTTCTCCATCGGTGACGCACGGATGAATGACACGATCATTACCAACGCAGCCATGAGGCTGAGAGATCCCGAGGGTGTAGCTACGGTGATGAAGGGAATCATTAGACGCATCGAGGCGCTACGCCGTGACGTTCCACGTATCATCAGCGCATTCGGTAAGGACGTAACACAGGAGGCAATCGTAGATGCTAAGCTTATAGGCGACCTTAGATCGGAAGCCAAGCAGATGCGCCGCGATGGCATTGAGGCTGCTGAGAATGCAGTATACGACCGTTACGGGGATGTCCTGTCCAACGAGGACTTGGTCAAGCTTAAGTCACAACCTGTCACCGAGCTTGTCATGGCTGAGGGTGGCATGGAATCAATCTCTAGTGCCAAGCGCCGCAAGGGTGATGATGACCTTACTGCTGGCGAATACGAGGAGGCGGCTGGACTGCCACCAATGTATTACGGTGGATCACAATCACCTGACCAGATGGCTACCCAGCTATTCAATGAGGGGTTCATATCTGACGACTCAGTATCCGCAATGATGGAGGCTCTCGAAGCTGAGATCATGAGCGTATCAAACCGCAAGGCTGATCTTAAGGAGGCTAAGGCGCTGATGGGCAAGGGTCGCAAGGCAGCACGCACCAAGGCACAGGAGTGGCTCGATGAGCGTATCGCTGAGCAGAAGCGGGACTACAGTCCCACTGTTCGCGCACGTAGAGCGCTGGTAAAGCTGAGCGCAATCAGACGCTCAATGCCAATGGAGCTACGTGGTAAGATCGAGGGTGATGCCAAGCTTCTCACTATGGGTGACGAGGCAAGGCTCAAGTATCTCGAGGAGACACTAGCCAAGGTTGACAAGGTGGTCGATGAGTGGATTCGCAAGGAGACACGCAAGTCCATCAAGGAGGCATACAAGGTTCTTGGCAAGAAGACGCTGACGGCAGATACGGAGACAGAGCTGACGATCATCAAGAAGTTTGGTGACATGACTGCACTACAGAAGAACGAAAAGCTTACCGAGCTTTATGATTTACTGGACGCGCAACCAACTCCTGCCGAGTCACTTGTCCTTAATGAACAGGTGGCACTGCTCGAGACATACGGCAACCAGAAGGACATGACATCCTTACAGCTCGTGTCACTACTTGAGACACTAGGCACGGTCATCAAGCGCGGTAGAACTATCCGCTCGATGCTCGCACAGGAGCGCAAGGCTAATGACTCAGCAAACAAGTCAATGACAGTCGATGTCCTGTCTGGAGGCAAGGGTCAGATGTCAGAGGCAGAGTCAGATGAGAATGATGAGCGGGTTCGGAAGGACAAGCAGTCAGTCATTAAGGAGCTTAAGCACAAGCCAAAGCACTTCCACGCTCAGAACCTTTCATTCGAGGGGCTACTCAACATGCTGTCACGCAAGGACAAAGGCAGCGAAACATACAAGAGTGAGATTAGCAAGAAGTGGGGTGTGTTAGTTCACAGGGCTACTCGCACGAACAAGGTAGCGAACCAGCATCTGCAAGAGAACTATGATGCTAAGATGAAACAGATCTTTAACAAGAAGGGCATCAGGCTTTCATCCCACATATCCAAGGAGATGATGGATCGTCAGGATACTGGGTTCAAGAAGGTTGACTTCGGCAAGACTGGATCTACCACCAACAAGAGCATCGAGGTGATTGTTGCAAGACGCATCATCAACGGCGAGGTTGATCCTGCTGGGCTAGGGTTGAATGAGCGTGACGTTGAATTGATCACTGCTGCATACGAGGCTAAGATGTCCAGCAAGAGAACCAAGAAGGGTGACATGGATCAGGTCAAGTGGAAGCACGAGAACACAGGCAAAGCCGAGCCACTCAAGCGGTCGCAGTCTCAAGTCATGGCACTTGTCATGATGTTCAGACAGGACGGCATCAAGCAGTCCATGATCAGGGAGGGATACAGCGAGGAGCTTATGGCTAACCTCGAGAAAAGCTTCTTAACTAAAGAATCAAAGGAGGTTCTTGAGTGGATGAGTGAGCAGTATGATAGGAACTACGATGTAGTGAATGCTGTTTACCGCAAGCAACATGGCGTTGACCTTCCTAAGATTGAGTTCTACGCACCTGTTCGCAGGGTTGTTGACAAGGACACAGACGACATCGACATCACTGGTAGTGGCACTGCATTCGGAACTACCCCATCACAGCTACTCAACCGAGCTAAAAACTTTAACAAGGTCGATCCAAACGCTAACGCAATGGACATGTTCATGGAGCATATGCTTCAGTCAAACCACTATGTGTCATGGGCTGATCCAATCAGGGAACTACGCGCTACATTTCACAACAAGGACGTAAGGCGTGCCATCAAGGACTATGCTGGTGGAGAGCTGCTTGGCGTAATAGACGAGCGCATCGCGTGGCTGGCAGACGGCGGCAACAGGCAGTCCAAGAAGATCAAGTGGCTAGACAACATGCGTATGGCACACACCTTCGGGTCGCTGGCATACGACTTGGGCATCACGATCAAGCAGTTCACCTCACTACCCGCATACGCGTTTGATATGGGTGTGCGTAACTGGGTGAAGTATGAGGCGGAGTTTATGAAGAACCCGATTAAGAATGCCAAGGAGATGATCGCAACTGAATACGTCCAGACTCGATTCAAGGATGGTTACACTCGTGACGTTGCTGAGGGACTCAAGCTTGAGGCTGGCAACAACATACAGAACTACATACTCAAGGGCTTCCAAGCTGGAATGATGTTTGGCAAGGTGGGTGATATTGTTCCCGTTATAGTTGGAGGTTGGGCTGCTAAAAAGCACGCATACAACGAGGCTATAAAGGCTGGCATGACACCAAAGCAGGCAGAGTCCCAGTCAATACTGGCATTCGAGATGGCAACTGATAGGTCACAGCAGGCTGTTGACATGAAGGATCTCAGCTCATTCTCTGGTGGTAACTCAGCCATGAAGCTGTTCACTATGTATAAGACATCACCACGTCAATACTACGCAGTAGCATACGAGGCTTTGTTTGATGCATTCGCTGGTCGTAAGAACGGCTGGCACAACGCCGCACGTAAAATGGCAATCTCCCATGCTGTTCTACCGCTCATGTTCCAATTCGTTTCAGACATGTGGCGCATGGTTGGTGACGAAGACAAGGAGCTGGAAGGTTCTGACTACCTACGGGCAATGCTTCTCGGACCGCTAAACGGTCTGTATATTGCAGGCGAGGTAGCCGCACCACTAGCATCAATGGCAACTGGCGCTCGTGTCTACGATGCACAGATCCCAGCATTCTCAGCAATCAACTCAACTGTTCGCGGCGTAGCCAAGATCAACAGGGGTGACTTCTGGGAGGGAACAAACGAAATTGCCAAGCAGGCAGGTAAGTGGTCACCAATTAAATTGCTAAACTTTACTACCTATTGGTCTATCATCACCAAACAAGACAAGCTACTAGACAGGTTCAACGACTAGTGTTGACTTTTCACCCTATCCATACCATAATATTAAGCCAAATACCTAATGTCCATCTCATCCACAGCAACCAAAGTAACTTACTCAGGTAACAACTCAACGGTAACACCTTATCCTATATCGTTTAAATACCTAGAGGATGACCACGTTAACGTCTACATTGATGGTGTTCTACAGGTCGAGGGCGCTGGTCAGAACTACGTTCTAGCTGGTGACGGCACTGCTGGCACGGGGACATTCACCACAACAGTAGCACAAGCAGGGACTAAGTCGGTCGTTGTAGTCCTAGACGTGGAGCTAGACCAACCAGTCTCGCTACAGGAGACAGGCTCACTACCCGCTAAGACACTAGAGCAGGCATACGACAGGCTCAACATGCAGATCCGCAGGGTGTGGCGCAAGGCACAGGACGTGCTGACGTTCTCATCGGACGAGGCGAACGGATCAACAGGCACAGCAGACAACCTGCTTGGCTTCGATAGCGGTGGCGACATCGCTGAGATTCCTAATACGACTTTTTTACAGCAGGACAATAACCTGTCCGAGCTTGCCAATGCTCCAGACCAAGCGGCAGCACAGACTAATCTTAACGTAGATCCTGCTGGCACAGACAACTCAGACAACAACGCAGCCAACACCCTCTACGCTAACGACTACCGAGCAGCCAACTTTGTTTCTGGAACTGACTACGAACCAGCAAAGGGCGTGGACGACAACTTTGTCACGGATGCTGAG